ATGATGCTTTTGCTTCTTCCGTTTTTGCATCAATCTTAGCAAACAATTTGCTTATATCAGTTGTGCATTTTATAGACATAACTTATTGATTTTCATTTATTGATTTTCAGCACTTTATGAATTTATAAACATTTGATTATCAATACCAAGTCTTAAATTTTACGGTATTAAGACAATCAAAATATTTATTTATTCAAAATAATAACAATCAACCGCAAAAGCGGACATATTTTTACGCTTCTTGTTGCAGTAAATTTGACAGTCTTTAATCTTATGATTGCTATTCTTACAATGCACACACATAACTGCTTTATGCAGTTTCTTTTCTGTTATTTTAGTAGTCTTTGCCATAATTTTTAAATTTATATTGTTGGTTCTAATTTTTCTATTGTATTGATACTTTGTTCTTCTTCCAATATCAGCTCATATTCTTTTTCAGGGTCGTTGGTATAGTTCAATTGACCGACAGCAGTTTTTTGAGAAAGGATTGGTTTTCCACCTGTCGCTGCAACTAATATATCAACTTTTGTTTCTTCATCATCAAGCATATAAGGATTGATTTCAGGCTCTATATCCATTGAGTCGCAAGTCGCTTTCAAGCCGTTGTTAAAATTTCCTATATAAGTTTTTATAAGGTTAATTCGTCTCGTATGATATTCTGATAATACTTCTTGTTTTTCTTGAACTTTTAGATGTGCATCAAGAAATAATAGTTTTAAGGCACGACCTGAAATATTTCCTAACCCTTTGACAGATTCAAAAGATAGGTTAGGGGTTTGAGTAAGCGAATAGATAAGATTTAACAATGTTTCTATTTCCAGTTTAACTGCTTCGGGAGCCTGCTGCCATGATAGGTATTTTGCATCGCTTCCTTCATCTCCTTCGATAATGGCACCGGCTTCACCTTTTCTTCCGAAACCTACCAATTGACCTTTAATAAAGATTTTAGGCGAAGCATGATAGTCGTTCGTATCTGCGAAATTTGATAATAATTTTTCAAGCCTGTCAATCATACTTTGAACGTCTTCCCATTCGGTTTGTTCCTGCTTGCCGTACACAATAGGTATTTTGCCGAGTTCAATCTTCTTAGGAAATCCTTCTACAGCCTTTTTGTCGGTTATATTCCACATGAAATGCTGACTATCTGTGTAAGTTTCAAAGAAAACTACTTCTTTATCATCCACTTCTTTAGTAAATTCACGTGAAAATGCAATCATATCACCGTAGTCATCAAAAGTAGGGTATAAAATATCTCCTTTCAGAGGCGAAAATACGGCTGATTTTAGCTTGTATTTAGTATCAAAACCATACAGTGATTTTGCATTTTGTTCTTCAATAGGATACCAATATTCAGCTGCTTCGGTACAAGAAAACATTGCTTTGCCAATTTTACGATTAAGTGATGTTTCTTTATTTTTAAGCAAAATCTTTTTAATTCCGTTTAATACTGTCTTTTCGGAATCTGATTGAGGTTCGTAATTTAAAATTAACGGATTCCCATATGTGAATGAAACCGCTCGTTTAACAATAAGTTTCTGAAAAGCAATAGCTATTCTCGCAACCTTTTCAATTCTTGTGTCCGTTTCAGTCGTTTCACTATTGGAGGTATAAGTCGCTGTTTCGGTATTATTTGAATCAATTTTTACCTGTTTATTAGGTCTGATTGATTCATTCATAACATCGTGATTAGCTGGATTCAACTGATTATTTATAGCTGCAATATCCGGTTGCGAATCTGTGCGAGTTTTTTTAATTTTTTCGACTATTTCGCTAACGCTTGTATTTTGTAATATTACTTGAAATTCTTCTTTTTTCATAGTAGTAGTTTTTAATAAAATATTCCTGATAAATTTTTAATTTTCTTACCTTTACCTAAAACTTCGGTAAGGAATATGTATCTTATAGCATCAATAGCATGATTGAAGGCATCAATCGGCATATTTAGCCATTTTCCTTCTTTATCTTGCTGATAGGTATAGTTTTTAAATTCTTTGATTATGTTTGTACTTCGTCTTGTAATGCAAAATTTATATTCAAGCATTTTTGTGATTCCTGCTTGCACAGAGCCTTGATATTTATCAACAGGAATAGCGTTTATTCCTGCATTTTTGATTTCTTGAATCATTCTCGGGTCTGCACTTTCACTTATTATTCTATTGATATTGTTTGCTTTTAATTCTCTAATAATATCTGAGGTAAGCATGTGAGTACGGTAGAATATCTCATCGAGATAGACTGTTTTGGTAATCTCATCAATATAAACTTTTACGGCTGTAGATGGATCATTAGTGAATCCAAAGTCCATTCCATACAAACTATTCTTAACAAAAGGAAATTCATCGATAATATCAACATTTTTAAATATCAATCCTTCAATGACTGCTTGTATTCCTAATCCGTATATTTTCCAAAGGCTGTCATTTTTTGCACGTAGGCTTTCAATTTCATCAATGATTGTTTGTTCGAGAAATGGATTATCTTTGTAGGTTGATAAAATATGTTTAGTCCTTTTATCTCTGTTTATTTCAGTTATCCAATGCTCGTCCGTAAAAGAAGGATTGTAATCGATTATTGAAAACTTTGTAGTTCTTAATTTAAGCTGCTGAAATTCCAATGCAGTCAGTTCGTTGGCTTCATTACAAAAAAGTATATCCCTTTTCCTCCCTCTTAGCTTTTGTTCGTTATCGGTACTAAAAAATTCTACCCATGAGCCGTTTGGAAATGTATAAATCAATTCCGATTTGTTGAATTGCTTACTATCCCATAGAAGCATATTCATCATAATTTCTTTAAAATCAACCAAAACAGAGCCTTTTAACGAAGGTAGCGTTCCTCGCACAATAGATATTCTTGTGCCTGGGTTAAGTAAGCAAAATGTAATTAACCAAATAACAATATTAAAGGTTTTAGAAGACCTTGCCGATCCTTGTGCCGATAAGGTTGTAAATCCTTCTTTAAAGGCATTATTTACATCCCTGTAAATCCGTGTCGTTAGTATTTCCATTTAGCTGTTCTTTTTCATCAATAATTCTGATTGTAATCGGCTCTGGGATTAAATCCTTGCCGTCTTTTCCGGTTAATTCTGTGTAGCTTTGATTCAATAATCTGTGTTCTTCAGGGGTGCAAATTAAACGATACAAAGCTAATAGTTCTCCCGCCTTGTCGCTTTTAAATAACTTTGCTCTAATCGCTGACTTTGTTTTCGTTTTGTTTATATTTAATAAATTCTTAAGGTTGTTTAATTCGTCGGATTCTACGGGGAAAAATTCATATAAAGTTGCTTTTGATATCGGCAACCAAGCAACTATATCCTCTACAAAAAATAAATTATTTTTTGTAATTGCTTCGATAGCTTGATTATATATCTTTTCTTTATTGTATGCCATTATTCAAATGATTTAATTCCATCAAAATATTCTTTATAAAATTCAAATATTCCTTTATTGATAGTAATACATGCGTTTTCGGTTCTCGGGTTTGTATTTATGTTTGCAGATGATTCAATTCCGAAATAAAACTTCTCTCCATATCCTGCGTATATTTTTGAATGATTCTTAAAAACAGCTACCCTCCCGCAATTATTATTTTTAAATACTTCTTTTAAAAATTCAAATTCTTTTTTATATGTGTTTGGGAATATTTCGCCTACATAAGCATCTAATTTTTTTATTTTACCTTGTTTTAACCATTCATCAAATTGTAAAATATCCTCCGGAGCCATGCACCAAGTCGAAAACAAACAATAATCAAGGTTTTGTTTTCTTAATATAATTTTCAAAAAAGACAAACTGTCTATATTTCCAGCCGTTATAAAATGGTAACAATCATTATTATTAAAATCACAATCGTTCATTAAATCTAATAATGTTAGTTCAGAGTAAGCTCTGCGATACAGATGTTTTGTTGAATGTTGGTAGCCAATAGCAGCGTAATGATGATCTCTTTTTACGTTTTCTTTTTTAATATCATCTTTTGCTTTTTCGCTCCAATCTATATTAATATCCCAAACTGACATATCTTATAAATTTAAAAAATCCTCGTTAATTTCATTTCCTGACAAATAGACATTTTGATTGTATTTAGCCATTGTTTTTATGTCTTAACTTAATCATTTTATCTGTTTCCCACGAATTACTGTACTCACAATTGGAGAAAAGTTTGGAAAATCCGGTAATATGTTTTAGTTTTAATAACTCCTCTGCTTCCATACCAAGTTCATTACAAATATCTTCATCTTTCATTCCATTTTGCAGCATATTAAAAACAATATTACTCATTCCATCAACTGAATGCTTTCCCCTTGCTCTGTTATGTCTTATTGTTGCAGACATGCGTTCATTTATGTCCTTTTCTAAAACTACAATAGGTAGCATTCCTTTATTTCTATCATAAATATCTTTATTGTTTTTACATGTGAAATATCTATGAAATCCATCTATGATGATGTACTTTTGTTTAACCTCATCGAATATAGTAACTACAGGCTGCGTATATCCGTCATGAGATATTGATGTGTACAATAAAGACATTTCTTTACCAGCAACACTATTAGGATTGTAATCATTTGGTTCTACTTTGTCTATTGATACCCATTGAACATTTGCAATAGGTTGTTTGATAGAGAAGATTGAATAAATGAAATTGCTTAATTCATTCATTGCTTCTATATCATTCCCGTCTTTTAAGAACTCTTTAATCTGTTTCTTTATTTCTTTGTTCATACTCATAATAAATATTTCCTTTATCCGGCACAATGCCTTTTGTTTTATAACGAATGAAAATTGATTGTGTGCTAACACCAAGAAATGTATCTAATATTGAAGAATGATAATCATTCTTTAATATTGCTTGAATGCACTTTTTATTAAATTTAATATTAAAAAGTTCATTATCCATACACGCAAGTATTCTCGGCTTATTGAATTTATTCCTGAACTTTTCTTTTATTTCTTCGGAATTAATTAAATTATCTAACAAATAATCTCGGTATTCTGTCCATGATTCAAACATAAAAGGAAGTTCTTTTACTTTTAAGAAATCATCTTTACCTTGTCCAACAGTATTTATTCCTTTTATTCTATTTACAAGTTTATTCCAAGTTTCTTTTTCAACTTCCTGCATGAAGTAAAGAGATGCTAATGCTGTCTCATGTGTTATATTAGAAACTCTCATTTTATCTCTTGGAACTCCATAACGGTACATGTAGTCATATAGTTTACAATAATCCCAATTGTTGTCATGAATAGCTTTCCAAACATCTGTAAAAGTCCAATCATATATTGGGTAAAAAGTGTAATTATTTTTTGCTTTATTCTCAATTCTTCCCCAAGTAATGTGTTTATAAGTAATACTTCCGGTTAAACCTCTTTCACGAGTAGGACTTTCTTCACATCTTACTCCTCCTAATTTACATGTTTTCTTTGAAGAAAATTCTTTATCATGAATTGCTTTGAATAAGTCTGTAAACCTATCGACACCATAGATATTTTCTTTATAAGAAAGTTCATCTTTTTCACGCATCCAATGTTTACCTTCTTCCCAACAATTTAACCATGGTTCATCATAAGATGCAGCATTGAATATTCTAAAAGGAATTTGAAACCAATAAGGGTCAACATCAGGATTATTCATTACTTTTTTAATATAGTCAATAGTACATTGCCATTCTGCTTCTTGGTCTATAAAAAACACTTTTAGTGGAAGTCTGTTTTTCTCTTTTGCTACAATTAAAGCTAAATTAAATAATACAGTACTATCCTTTCCTCCTGAAAAATTAACAACAACATCTTCAAACTCATCAAATAAAAATCTGATTCTATTTAAAGACTCATCAAAAACATTTATATTTTTGTATATCTTCATTTTAGCCTCTTTATTGTTTTTTCTAAACGCTTTGAGTTTAATTCATTGCCAATAAAGTTCATGCCTGTATCAACTGCTATTTGTGCAGTATATCCCATACCACAACACAAATCAATAATTGTTGCTTCGTTCCTCGCAAATGGAATTATAGCATTTTTCAAAGAATTATAGCCAATCGTATTATGTAAATTTTCAAAATAATTATTTGGTAATTGTAATTTCTTTTTTGAAAAAACATGTAAATCTAATGGAAGCAATCCGGACCCGGAACGATACATTAATTGAACTATTCCATTATTAACTAATCCATATTTTTTACCAAGATAAATTATATCATTTCTCCATCTTTGACCATACTCCAACCAAATTACTTCATTAACATATTCTTTTGCTGATGCAAAAATAATATTTAAAAATTTATCTAAATCTACTTCGTTTGGATTAGCTCCTGTCATTTTTTTGTTCATTGTTTGCCAAAACTTTAAGTTTCCGGCTCCCCAAGGTGGGTCACTGTACATAAAATCAACTTTACTTTTACCAATTAAAGCTTGTACGTCTAAATACATCAAATCGTAATTGGAAACTTTATGCTTCCCTATTGAAATTATATCCATTATAGTTTAAAATTAGTCATTATATCATAATTGCCAAAATCATAAAAATATTCTCCAAAAGATAAATTATAGGTTTTCATATCCAAATTAATAGCTTTATGAGTGTACGGAGTATAATCGTTCTTATACTTCATGAAGAAATACTTACCATCTTTGGATAACATTCGCATTATTCGTTTGTAAGCATATTCGTTGAAATAAGATGCAGTTCCATATAAAGCACAGATAAAATTAAATTGTCCAAGATAAAGATTTTCTATATTATCATTTATAACTCTATTATTAGGGTGCTTATTTTTGAAAATATCAACCATATTTTTACTTGGGTCAACTCCAATGTAATCATTTGTATTATGATTTATATTGTCAAGAAATAATCCAGTTCCACTTCCAATATCCAAAACAATTTTACCATTGCATTTGTCTCGAATAATATCAAATAACAAAGTGTCTTCTTTTTTAAATGATTCCGAAGAAAACATATCATCATACTTCTCTGCTATTAAATCATATAATGAATTTATTTCATATTTTGACCTATTTATCAAAATAGTATAATGACTTCCATCAGGCTTATTTATTGCACACCCCATAGTCCAATATCTATACCCATTCAAATATAAATATATATAAGAACGTCCTTCCCATGATAACTTAATACCATTATCTCTTATAAATTGAACTGCATAAACAAAGTCATCATCTGATTTAAAATTCTTCCTAAGACAATAATCATGTGGATTTTTTGGCATTGTCTTAGCATAAATCCACTTTTGAGCTCCAAGTATTTTTATAATTTTTTCCATTAAGCTTTTATTTTAAATTCACTTCCACAATCAGGACAAATAACTTCTACAAAATTTTCTTCTTTTGAATCAAATTGTTTTTCAAGTTTCTGTTCCTGTTTTTCAACTTGACTTTCAGTAACTTGTTTGTTCTCTTTTGTTGGTTCTATATTTGGAGTAAATGCAAAATTGCATTCATCTATACCCCAATTAATCAAATCTAACTTGTCCCATCCGGCATCTAAGTCTGACCAACTAAAATCCCCATAAGAAATATTATCTTTTATTGTTAATTGTTTTAGAAACTCAACACCTACATTTTTATCTAATATTTTACATGGTAATTCTTTATATCCTAATCCTTTTGCTGCTTCAAGTCTCATATTTCCAGCTATTACAACAAATTTCTTACCTTTCGGAAAAACTATTAATTCACGTAAAGAAAGCATGTCGGGGAATGAAGATATTGATTCTTGCAATTCTTTTAGTTTTTCATTAGATATAACTCTTGGATTCTTTGGGAGTCCAGTAATTTGACCATCATTTTGCTCTAACTTATTTAACTCAATATTTTTTGTTTCCATTATATTTTTTATTTTTTAATTATTTTTTACAAAGATAATAAATTTTAGATTATGTTACCGTGTAAGTTAGAACATTTGCTTTCATAGTCTAAATGCAATTTATGAGATGCCGATATTTCTAATTTCTTTGATACGTAGTACATTTTTTTATAATTTTCCGCAAATATAAGTATTTTCTAAATACAATTTATTCTTTTTTTGATTTTTTTAAAAATATTGCTATCATACGGAAAATCGGTGTAGGGTAAAATTCTTTATCAAACATGATTATTCCCCCCAAAGTTTTTGTGCTAATTTCGTGTTTTTCTTCGCATTTTGCAAGAAAAACGTTTGCCGTGTACTTACTGTATTGATTCATGACTTTTATTTTTATTATTTACTTATTCTATTTCTATTATGCGTAACTACTCCATGATTTTGGTTTCCCATCCCATAACCAACAGCCTTTGTAAGATTCGAGATTTATAGAAGCATTTTTTGTTATTTTCTTTCGGAATGGTTCACCTATTTTAATTTCTTTATTTGGCATACAAGTTCCTGAATCTCCCATGCTGTCATGGTCTCTAACTTGCCCGATTTCCTGAATAATAACAAAATCATTCTTTCTTTCAAGTATTTCATAGAAGTCAATGTTTGTCTGTTCATATCCCCACGAACTATAGAGGATTGCACCAGGAACCAACAATTTTTTTTCTTCTTATCCACTGTACGGGATT